GACCTTGTTATAACGGCCGCGTTCCTGGTCGGTCCCGTACTGGTCCGCCACCTCCGCGCTGACTTTCTTGTCGTATTTCCGGGCGCTCCACTTGGAGATTGACAACTTAACCAGCATGGCCTTTTCTGTCAGATTTGCGCTCATGGTCTTTGTCTCCTTTAAATATGTTGCCAAGTCCTCTTTTTATTGATGTCAGTAATGGTGCATTGAGCAACCTTGAACATTTTGGCGATTTTCCGTTGAGAAAATCCTTTAGCCAAAAGTTCTTTTATTTGTAGTACGTCCTCATTTGTGAGTTTGGCTGTTCCAACTCGTTCGCCCGTTGGCCTGCCCTTCTTAGGCTGCCGGTATACTGCATCAGGATTAATCGGTTTTAAGCCTGTGGTAATGGCGTGTTTGGTATTCTCAGCATAAGTTACCCATTCAAGGTTTGATGCTTGATTTTTGGCTTTTACGCCGTCCTTATGGTTACAGATATAGCCGTCAGGTTTCGGACCCACAAAGGTTTCAAGTACAAGGGTATGGACGCTTATAAGTTTCTGCTTTCCGTTCACCATTAACCCTATTTTGCGGTAGCCGAATCGGTTTGTTGTTTGACGCATGATGAGCCCCGGCCGCGTTCCTTTAGCTGGGGTGCGTCTTTTAACGCGGCCAAGGTTAGAGATTTCATAGTCAGTATGGTACGGGTGAGTTTTCCAGATTTCATCTTGCATCAGATCACCCCCAGGGATGAGCCCAACTCATTCACCTGGTCGATGATGAGGAGCCCCAAGTTTTGAAGGGTGCCATCAAGTAAGCTGGCTTGGTTCTTGGCGATTCCGATACAAACCAGGGAATCACCCAGAGCTTTGATGAGATTTAAGGAATTGCCGACTTTAGATGAGACTTCCAGACTTAATGCAGGGGTCTTCTTTTCCATGACATCCTCCAAAAAGAAAAGTCCCGAGTGCTGTCAAGGTGCCTTACACACCTCCCCGGACCTCGCGGACACCGGGACACTCGGGACATTTTAGTTTTGGTGGATAAACAAAAAGCGCCCATTGCGGGGGGCCTCCCGGTAAGGTTGTTTCGACAACTCCATAATATTTTTTTCATTAGAGGATGTCAACCATTTAGATGAGGACTTCAGTGTTTTTCGATGCCCAGTCTATAAAAGCCCTGGTATTTACCACCTGCCCATCATGCCGCACCGCGTCCCGGATCAAGAGCACTTGGAATTCCGCCGGTAACCTGAGCGCGTACCGGGTCAATCGGTCCATGGTGTTTTCTGATGCTTTCCGGGCGAGTGCCCCGGCCAGCGCGTACAAGGTCGCGGGGGCCGTGGGCACGTCCGCCGTTTCTGGATTCAGTAACACCGCGTCGGGGTTCGGGAGGTTCCGAAAAATCCGCAAGAAGCCCATCAACTCCGCCGCGAATCCCTCGCCAGCCGCCCCGGAGTACGCTTCAAATTCCAGGTCAGGGGTGAGCCCCAAACCCATGAGCCCGCCCACGTTGGCCACGGTCCGCGGGCAAGGGGTGTTAGTGATATCTGCGGTCGGGGTGAAATTGTGAAGCAATGCCGGGCGGAATCGGATAAAGGCGATCAACTCAGTCGGCAAACCTGCCCTGAGTGCCCAGCTTACCCAATCTTCCAAATCAGGGGTCAACTCAATAATGGTCGCAAACCGGGATTTTACGGGCTCAAGTATCCCGCTCACCCCGGCCTTGTCCTGCTTCCGGTTCGTGGCAGCAATGAACGTCACCACGTCCGCCACCTTATGGCCGTTGATTCGCCTGGCAAGTATCAACTGCATAGCCGCCGCTTGTACGGTCGGGGGAGCCTGGCCTAAATCATCAAGGAAAAAGACGGTTGAGGTTTGCGCTTCAATCAGCTTCCGCAAGTCGCCAAATGGCAAGAAGTCGGCGCGGCCGTCAGAAACAAATGGCATACCCTTGAAATCAATCGGGTCACTTACCACGGGGTGAGAAACGATGAGGTTAGCTCCCGCCGCTTGGCACGCTTGGGTTACAACGTCCGTCTTTCCAATTCCCGGCGCTCCTTTAATCAATACAGGTTTCCGCCCCGGTATCGTCTTAGCCAATAATGCAGTTAATTGACTTGGTTTCATGGCTTATCCCTCCCTTTCCATAATCTGATTTTTGGCGCTCATCCATGGCCAGGGGATAAAGCAAAGCCTGGACATGGTGAAAGTCAAAAACCTGGTCCTCCCGGCCCTGGCCACTTTCCCAGGGGTTAGTTACAAGGTGTTTTGTCCGTCCCGTAGGGTCTTCGCTCCTCTCCCGGGTCCACCTTGTCTGTATAAGGTCCGCTTTGCTCCCGGTCCGCCTTCAAGGTTTCTCGGCCTGCCTGCCTTGCGCCGTCTCCGCCTTGATGCCTTTGTTACTCTCCCGGTCCCGCCGCTTCCCTATTTGTCAATGAACAAGTTGAGCAAGTTGTTATTGTTAATCGTTATGCTTATTTTATATACTCCGTATATATCTGTCAAGGTGTCAGAACCCCTAAAATCAATATATTTTCACTTTCCTTAAAAATAATTGTATCCCTATCAATTACAGCAACTTACACACCATAATTCCCCCACATATCCCTGTCATATAGTCATATCTACTTTACGCGGGCGAGATTTATAATATATAAATATCTAATATCTCTATATATTCCCTGGGGGGAGCCTATCATGAAAGATAAGAAAGGTAATAAATCTAATTGGTTAGATGGTAAAAACAAGAAAGGAAAGGTTTCTACCCGTGAAGCAATCGCCCAAGCTCTTGCACCTAAACTGCCTAAGTACATAAAACCATTAGGTAAATTACCCAATATATCAAAATCTCTTAATAATTCCAATAACTTGCCCGACAAAAAGCTAAAACCTCAACCTGAAACCGTCGCCCAACCTGCCCAACCTATTGATAATTTTAATGAATCGGAGAAAGTATATATCAATATTGTCTATAATAGTAATGATTCCAGTAAGTTAAAGGATATCCTTACCGATAGAGAACTTAGGTTCATTAGTAATTATCTGGTAGGGGGAAATTCTATGATTCAGTCAATGATATTAGCTGGTTATGTGGAATATAGTGAGGCCTATCTTTACAGGTTGGGAAGAAATCTGGTGCAAAGGTATGAATCACAGGCACAGGATCATCGAATTATCTTCCGGGCAATGGGAGCGGGCGAGGTCTTTGTCGCTAATGGATTGATTGAGTTAGCAAAAACGTCCAGGTCCGATATGGTCCGCCTCAATGCCTATACTCAGATAGCGAAAATCCTTGGTCTCACCAAAGAACAGCTTGAAGGTGCCGGAGGGGTAACTATCATCTTCGAAGGCCATGGTCAGCCAGGAACCACGGCCAGCCTACCAGGTGCGCCGCCCCTGCCGCCCAGCCAGGGGGAGATTAAGGCGCTCCCTACCTCAACCAAGCCTATAATGATAACTAAATAGGTCCACATATACCTATATGTGGACCTCAAGCCTTGATAGGTGCGCCATGCCTGCCTATCAAGGCCCCTACCCCTGCCACCTGCCTATCATGCCTCAATCACTTGTCACGTTCACCCCTGCCTGGCCCTGCCCATGCCCCCACCAGGTCCACCAGTTTTTTGGCCCAATGTGCAAAACCCGGGACGGCGGATACCCCCCCTGCGAGATGCAATACTTCCTCCACAAATTTTTCCCGATTTCCTACTTGTCAATTCTGTCAACACCCCCCCCCTATCATTCGATCCCCCAAAAATTTCACCTCGAAAATCTCCCTATGTCCCCTGCTTGAACACCCTGCAGGGAAGCGCCACACGCTTTCTCCTGAGAGATAGGCGCTGGGGAGGGGTAGCAGGCCGGGGTGAGGGGAGCGAGAGGCGGGCAGAGGGGGTGGGCCAACACATTCCTTCATTTTCCCCTTGACAAAACTGACAATATGTCTGAAGATGTGGTCAGATGAGGAGGGGGTATGCCCTGGATAGCCTTTTATATAGGGATGGTGGTGTGGTTCTTGGCGGCGCTCTTGCTCTTTGGGTTTTTGCAGATGTGTTCTGGAGGAGACGATGACTGACAAACCGATTCCCCTTGTGGCTGTTGAGTTGGTCCTTGAAGAGCGATGTCGCCAGCAGGACATACTGATGGGCAAAGGCTACACCCTGGGCCACGACGATAAGCATACTGCGGGCCAGTTGGCTGTGTTGGCGGCGGCTTATGCGTTGTCGAGCCGGGAGGTCGTTGGTGTTGGTGGAGGGCTGTATGATCATCTGTTGGGGGCTGTACAGGAGATGGGTTGGGACATGAAACCCAAGGCTCCCATCTGGGACTTGGTACGGGCCGGCGCATTGATTCTGGCGGAACTGGAGCGGCGGCTGCGGGCCGAGGAGAGAGAGAAATGGTGCACGATACTGATGATGGAGGCAAAGACAAGATTTGCGAATATGGTGCAACTCCCCCGGTGGCAGAGCCACAAGGTTGTGGGGGCCGACAAGATCGTAGCGGTCTGTGATGAATCACCGTCAATGACCGGCCATTGGGATTTGCTCTGTGGGGCCTCAGTCCCGGTTTCTTTGGAACTTGCTCACCGGGTTCCCGAGGGGCTGTCGTCCTTGGGCGGCTATTACGTCAGGTACGAGGATGGTTTCGAGTCCTGGTCGCCGGCGGAGGCCTTCGAGAGGGGATACACCCGGATGGAAGGAGAGGGGGCATGAGCCCACCCTTCCGGGACCACCAGAAAGAAGGGCGGAAGAACCTGGAGGCCTTGACGGACACTCTGGCCCGGCTGAAGTTGATCTGGATGTCGATGACGCCGGGAGAGGCAGCACGGGGCGTCGAACTGTCGATGGACCATCTAACGAAAGAGATCAGGAACCTGGCGACGAAGCTGGCGACCTTGGAGGACGAGGGGAAGGTATGACCATTGGCAAATTTGCCCGGCGAGCGATGGAGTTGGGCAATTCCCCTAAATCGGGGTGTAGCTCAGAGGTAGAGCGCCGGCCCTGGGAGCCGGAAGCCGGGGGTTCGATTCCCCCTGCCCCGACCAGGATTTCAGAACTTCGCCTGATCCAGGCCATGCGAAAGATCGACCCGGACCTGGCGCACATGATCGAATCGTTGGCGCCGGTCTATCTTGTCAAAGGAGGAACATCATGACCAGAGAGGACATTGCCAGAACCACCTATAACGTGAACCGGGCGTACTGCGAGGCCCTGGGGGATCGTTCGTTCGGCCCCTGGGATTCGGCCCCGGAGTGGCAGAAGGACGTTAACCGGGCCGGCGTGAAATTTCACCTGGAGAACCCGGACGCTCCGCCGCGGGCATCGCATGAATCGTGGCGGGATATGAAGACGGCGGACGGTTGGAAGTACGGCCCCATGAAGAACGCCGAGAAGAAGGAGCACCCGTGCATGATGCCTTTTGCGGCCCTTCCTCCGGAACAACGGGCAAAAGACCACTTATTTAAAGCGGTGGTCGATAGCTTGAGGGGGATGCTGACATGACTGAGTTGACCCCTGTAACCTCATCCCTCATCAAAGCCGTTGGCTATGACGAAGCGCAAGAAGAGCTTCACGTCCAGTTCCATAAAGGCGGGACGTACATCTACCGGGGGGTCACCCGGCCGGTCTATGACGCCCTGATGGAGGTGCCGTCGGTGGGGCATTTCTTCTTGATGAACGTGAAAAAGCAGTACGAGTGCATCAAGGAGACTTCGTAAACATGAAGAGGACCTGGCTTAAAGACCTCCATGACACGGCCCCCTGCCCGCACTGTGACTCAGTGATGGTTAAGGACGAGCGCCAGACGTACACCTGCATAAACTGTGGGGTCCGGGTCTGGGCAGATCCGATAGGGTGCGGGCTGGTTCGGTATAACATTTTGCCGGTGGAGGGGCCGGACCCGCCGCAGGAGAGACGGGAGGGAAATTGATCAAGTCAATCTCTTTCTCCCAGGATGAGATCTTGCAGCACATCGTTGACCTGCACACCGGGCCGATTCAGGCGGACGTGACTTTTGGATCCGGGTGCTTCTACAAGAAGGCCATTTCCCGGCCGACGTTCTATTCCGACCTGGCGCCCCGGGTCCCGGGGGTGATCGCCGCCGATGTCTGCCGGCTACCCCTCCGGGGCGGGTGTCTGCGGTCGGTGATGTTCGACCCGCCGTTCTTAATCAAGACGGGGCCCGGGGCAAAACTCAAGGAGCGATTCGGGTCCCAGATAGGGAACATGATAGACCTCTGGAAGTTTTACTATCTGGGCATGTTGGAGATTCACCGGGTCCTGGCCCCCGGCGGCTGGCTCATCTTCAAGTGCCAGGACGGGGTTTTATCAGGGCGGAACAACTTCACCCATTGCGAGATTTACGACATGGCCGCCTGCCTGGGTTTCCAGCCGGTGGACCTTTTCATCTTGCTTGCGAAGCACCGCATGAGGGACCCGACTCACAAGGTCCAGAAACACGCCCGGAAGTTCCACAGTTTTTTTTGGGTTCTCAAGAAGAGAGGTAAATGAATGAGGTCATGGAAACTACCAATCCTGCTTATCATCGTGCTTTTATGGACCGGCCTCGCCCGGGCAGACGGCCCTCCCAAGATCGGCCACCTGACCATGCCGGCGCCCTGGTGGGAAATTGTCAAGGACGTGGCCAAGGAGAACGGGGTCGACCCCTATTGGGTTTCGGCTGTCATGGTGATCGAAAGTCGCTATGACCGCTTCGCTATCAATCGCCGGTATCGCTGCTACGGCCTCATGCAGCTTCAGAAGGATGTGGCCCGGGGCCTGGGAGTGACAGACCCCTTCGACGCTGACCAGAACATCCGGGCTGGGACCCGCATCCTCGGCCGGCTGGAGCGGCGATACGGCGGGGACAAGCGGCAGATCCTCAAGAAATATAACCCCACGGACACTGGCGCCTACTCTCGGGAGGTCATGAAGGCATGGCGGCAGGCCAAGAAAGGGAGTGAATGATGAACTTGATAGCTTGGCGCATCACCATCGCAAACCCTTGTGATGATTCACCGGTGTTTATCACCATCGCCCCGGCGGAAAAACTGATCGGGGTTTTCCCCTGGGTTCTCCCTCTGGACCGGGCCGTGGAGATATTCGGAGAATTGGCGGTGGGCCTGATCGGGGAGGCGCCGGTGCCGATTTCACTTAACTTGGTTCCGTTTTTGCCAAACCATTCTTAATCTCTGGGTGCCACCCGCCGGCAATCGCCATCTCTCTGACGGTCGTGGGCTTCTTTTTCTTCACGATTCCTTCCAGGGCGGCGATTCTCTCTTGAAGATTCCAGACGAAGCCGGCCCAGCAGGCCATCGTGGATGGTCTCAAATCATTGAGGCGGGATCCGCACTCGAAAATAACAAAATCCCGCCATGCCCTTCTGGGCTTGGCTCCGCAAAACTTACAGACCACATTCGTCATTTTAAATCCCCCCTCATTGGCAAAAGGCTTATGGTCTCTACCCCAGGCACGAGGGCAACGGAATCTCCAGCCCTCATCCCGTAGAAATCAACAAACTTTTTGGGAAGGCAGAGATAGCATGACCCCTTAATGGCCACCAACTTTTTTACTGCCGGTCGCACTTTTTTTTGCATTTTTTTGCCCATGTGATTACACCACAAACAACCTATGAATTTTGTGCAGAATAACCAAGGGTTTTCCAAAAGTACAGGGCCAAAAAGGCCCTTGTATTTTTTTTTTATAGCAGTATTCCTTGGTCATGGCAGACCTTCGATTCAAGGCCATGGCTACCCCGACTCAATTAGCCTTTATTAAGTCGGAAGCGGTAGTCAATGTTATTTATAGCAATACCGGTGAAGGGAAAACATGGGCCTGTATCAGGGCGATTTTGGAACACGCTTATCGGTGTGGCAAGCCCATTCGCATAGCTATTGTTAGGGATACCCTCGAAAACCTCAAATCTTCCGTCGTTCGTTCTATCGAAGAATTTTTCCAATCAAGCCCAAGCGCCTATCGTTTTTGGGATGGCTTCAAAAAACTCACGATCTACCTTCAAGATGAGAATAAGAGGGCACTCACCATTACGGCCGACTTGTTCGGGATAGATGACCCTGCCTCCCTTTCAAAACTGCAGGGGCCTGAATATGCCCTGATCTGGCTTAATGAGCCGGCCCCCATGTCCGATTCAGAGCGGATAAGCGCCGGTCTCTCGGAGGAGGTTTTCAACGCAGCCCTGGTCCGGTGCGCCCGGCAGAAGGGTACCAAGGCCCGGCTGCAGGTGGACATGAACCCGGCCGACGAAGACCACTGGACTTACCGGCGATTCATCGAAGAAGACATGATCGACCCAGAAAATCCCCTGATCACCAAGGCGATTTTTCGGGTCCCCTACGGGGAAAACGTCCACGCTTCGGAAGTTTCCCGCCAAGCCGTCCGTGCCGCCTATAAAGACGACGAAGCCTCTTATGCTCGGTATGTTCTGGGGCAATTCGCCAAGGTTTACAAAGGGCCAGCCGTTACCCCGACTTATAATCGGGAACGCCACCTGGCCAAGGCCTCCCTGATTCCCGCCCCTGGGCTGGTCTCCTTCGCCTTCTTCGATTCCTGGTCGAACCCGTCTTGCGTCCTTGGTCAGATCACTCAGTACAATCGCCTGATCTTCATTGACACCTTGCGCCTGGAAGGCTCTGACATCGAAACTCTCATCGAAACCCAGGTAATCCCCCTCCTGGAGAGCCCTCGTTGGAAAGGCAAGGCCAAGTCCTGGAAGACAGGTGGCGATCCGACCATGAGGAACATGGACCAGTCGAACAAGCTGACCAGCGCGGCAAAGGTGGTCGAGAAGTATTTCGGGTCATATTTTGATCCGGGGCCCACGGCATGGTCAATGATTCAGAACCATATTAAGTGGGCGCTAAACAAATCGGACCACCGGGGGGAGCCGAGGATCCTGCTCTCAGCCGACAACAAGCTCCTGGATAAGGCCCTGTCCGGTGGCTGGCACTACCACATCAACGCCCAGGGTAAGCGCACCAGCACCTCCCCGGTCAAAGACGAGGCTAGTCACTACTGCGACGCATGGGCGGCCGCGGTCTGCGTCCTCATGCCGACCAAACTCTCGAATATCAAGAAAAGTAACCACCGTGCCCAGGCCGCCAAGCTCCGGCGCCGGGCACAGAGCTATGCTACCGGGGGGCGAGTGTAATGGCCATGGACAGCAACACCTCCGGCTTCAATGGCTGGAAGGAAGTCAAGGCGTTCGAGGGCAAGGACAAAGACGGCCAGATGGTGGGCGATGAGGGCTTCCGGAACATCGTCACCGGGCAGTTATATAGGCCAAGGGATGGGTGGAACGGAGAGCCGCCGGCGCCGACCGGCGACCTGGCTTGCGTCCGCCATGTGTCGGACGCCTACCGGAAGGGGTACGAGGGAATCAAGTGGGCGTCGGACAGCCATCAGAGCGGGAGTTGATGTGCCTGTGGCGGGCAAAACTTTGGGAGAGCCTGATCCCCTTCGCTGAATTGTTTGAGGAGCCGGATCCCAAAAAGAAGAAGTCGAAACCAGATTATGACTGGCGAGTGGTGGTAGCCAATGCCTCACAAAATCTGTGATTTTGTCCCGGTCACCAACCGGAACCCCAATTATGCCCAGCACGAAATAGGTGACTGGACTTACGGGCTCCCCGCGGTGGTCTGTTACGGGGAGGGCGTCAAGCTCAAGATCGGGAAGTTTTGTTCCATCGCCGACGGTGTGGTTTTTTTGTTGGGCGGTGAGCACCGCATGGACATGGTGACCACCTATCCGCTCAATGCCTTCTTCCCGTTCGCGGACAATCAGACTTCCCACAGGAAGATCAAGGGCGACATTATCGTGGGTAACGACGTTTGGATCGGCCGCAACGCCTTGATTCTGTCGGGGGTCACCATCGGGAACGGGGCTGTCATCGGCGCCGGCGCTGTGATCGCCAAGGATGTCGCCCCATATTCTGTTGTCGTGGGGAACCCGGCGAAGCGGATTCGATTCAGGTTTCATGTGGACGTTATCGAAGAACTCGAACGGATAGCTTGGTGGGATTGGCCCATGGCAAAAATCCAAGAGTCGTTACCATTGTTGCTTTCCGAAAATATTAAGGGGTTTGTCGAGAAATATCGAGGGAATGACTGATGCCCCGATGCCCCAATCATCATGTTGTCGAGCCTTGCTGGTACTGCAAGCAGGGTCTTCAACCATTTCCTACCACGGCAGATCACCTGGACGCCATAGAATATCGGCTGCAGGCCATGGATCGGGGCCATCAAGCTAAGGTTGCAGAACGCCCTGAATCCCTTGAGGTAAAGGAGGCGATTGGGGTTATTCGCGACTACGCCCTGGGGGATCTGGTGATGCTGTCGGCCTCCCTCCATGCCCTCAAGCAGAAGGAACCGGGAAGGCCGTTGGTGCTGGTGACCCGGCCAGAGCTTTATGGCGTCCTGTCCGGCGCTGAGTATCTGGATGCGCAGTTACCCAAAGACCAATATGAACACGCCAATTTTTACCGCACCTATGATTTGTGCCATGCCGTCGAGACCGAATGTGGCGGGAAATTGCCCGTAAAGGATTATCTGTCAAAATCCCGGCCCGACATTTTTGCTCAACTGCTCGGGGTGAAAGGTGGGGCCGAGAAGTTCCCCCTGCCCATTGACCCGGCTGCCCTGAACAAAATGCAGGTCACCCTGGGCTGGTGCAAGCGGCCCCTGATCGGCGTGGCGCCAACCTGCAACTCCCCGGTGCGTACCATCCCCCCTGAATATGTGGAACCCTTGGTCAAGAAGATCCAGGCAGACTATGGCGGCACAGTCGTTTTGCTGGGCAAGACGACCAGTTGGAGCAAACCTCTGGCCGACCTCAAAATGCCCAACGTCGTTAACTTGGTCGATACCCTGGAAGTTAATGAACTGATAGCTGCGTGTTCCCTGATGGACGCCATGATCAGCCCGGATACGGGCACCATGCACATCGCCGGGGCCTTGGGGATTAAATGCCTGGCTGTCATGGGTAACAACAACCCCAAGAACTTCTCCGACTTCTACCCCACCGTGAAAGCGATACAGCCGAGCGCGAAGGAACTGCCCTGTGTTCCGTGTAACGACCGGAGCATCCCCTGTACGCCGCTGCCGAAGAAGCAATTCGGTGCAGAGTGTATGAGGCTGATGACGCCGGATAGGATCAGCGAGGCCTTCCGTAGCTTTTACAACGGGAAACGCATCGCCTACCTGCATGACACCTCGTTGACCTACGTCGGTGGGGCCGAGATCACCACGAAAGGTATGGTGAAGGCCGGCCGGGAGATGGGGTACAGCATCCGGGTTTTCGATAATGACACACCCCTCGATCAGTTTTGCGGCCTCTACGGCTACGACCTGATCATCCTGTCCAACATCTGGCGGTTCAGCGATGCGGCCATGAACATCATCATGAAGGTTATCCGCACCGTGCCCTACGTTAAATACGAGCACGATCATGATGGCCTGGGCGGGAAGGCCCTGGGGAAGTGGCCCCAGGCCGATTACGCCAAGAAGATTTACGGTCAATCGGCCCTCAACATCTTCGTCTCGCCGGCGCACCAAGCTGACTACGCTGCCCTGGGAGATGGCATTTGCATCCCTGAACCGCTCGACACCGAGATGTTCGTGCCGGTCAAGGGCATCAAGAGGAATCCGAACACGGCCCTGATAGCCGTGCCCGGGAAGTGGGCCCCGGAGATCCTGAAGAACTACATCAAGGAAAATCCGAACCTCAAGGTCGAGGTGCTGGATCGGAAGGTGCCCCACGATCAGATGCCGGCCCTCTATTCGCAGTACGAATATTTTGCCCACTTCCCCCAGAAGAAATGGCCCTGTGACCGGGTGATCTATGAGGCGGCCCTGTGCGGCTGCAAGGTGGTGGCCGGCGAGATCGTTGAGGCCCTGTCCTGGGAGAAGGACCTGACTGACCAGCAGGTTCTACGGGCCTGGCTCAAGGAAGTCCCGCAGCAGTTTTGGGGAGAAATCAGCGCCGTTATAGAGAGGGTCCATGGATAATCCAGTTGAAAAGGCGCAAACAATACTCGGTTGGATGAATCGGGCCGAACTCGAATGGCTTTATGAAGTTGCCAAACGCATGGATTCTATCGTGGAGCTTGGGTGCCACCGGGGCCGGAGTACCTATGTCCTGTGCGCCGGCTGTCCTGGTAAGGTCTACGCAGTTGACTGTCATTGGTGCGGCACCATGTATCCCTTTGAGGGCGAGGCCCAGCACACCCGCCCTGAGTTCGACCAAGCCGTTGGTCATTTCCCCAACCTGACCGCTCTTGAAATGAATTTTGCGGAGGCCGCCGTTTCTGACCTCATCCCGTCCATGGTGGACGTGGTGTTCATCGACGGGGACCACGCTTATGAGTCGGTTCTGGATGACCTCAACACCTGGGATCTTCGGACCAGAAAGATGGTTTGTGGCCATGATTTTAGCCCCAACACCCCTGGGGTTGAGAAGGCCTTGAACGAGTTCTTCGGCCGAGGGAAGGTGGCCCACGGGCCAGGTTCCCTCTGGTATGTGGACAAATAGGAGGTAGCTATGCCTGCCAAAAGCAAAGCCCAACAGAAGTTTATGGGGATGGTTCATGCCGCCCAGACGGGCGAGAAGGCCGCCAGCCCGGAAGTAGCGGCAGCCGCCAAGGGCATGAGCAAGAAGAGTGCCAAAGATTTCGCCAGCACCAAACACGCGGGGCTGCCGGAAAAGAAGACCCCGACCGGGAAGTTGTCCAAAAGGAATTTTTAGCTATGGACATTCTTGGCGGGATTAAAAAGGCTCTCGACATTGCTCAACCCTTACGGCCAGCAAGCCGAGAGGTTGGGAAGGCGGTGGCCCCGGCCCCTGAATCTGATCCGACCGGGCTGAAGGCGGCCACGGCCCGGGGAGATGCTGCCAGGCAGGAAGCTGTCAACCGCGGTAAAGGGATTGAAGTCAAGGCGACCCCGACGGGCGACCTTACCAAAAAGCCTTTTTAGGAGGGCTATCATGGGCAGACAGGGAAAGCGGGGTAGTCCCCCCAGAAGTCATAAAGAGCAAAAGGCCGGCGCCCACCCAGAGAAAGGGACTGGCGCCCTTGGCGGTTTCATGCCTCATCCGACGGGCGATGTGATTAAGCAGGCTTTTGGAGGCGATAGGCCCAAGAAGGAGAAGGGGCAGTAGATGGCCATTAATCCACCCATGGCCGATCCAACGGCCGAGGCACTGAAGCTCCGCAATAAGCTGGAGATCAAGAGCGCCGAGCCGGAGTTGGACGGGAAGGAACTCGCGGAGCGCGAAGAGGCGGCCCAGGCATACGCCGGTGAAGACGAGAACCATTTCGTGCGGTGGATGGAAGACTGCGTAGACACGTCGGTCAGGACCATGAAGGACATCCGTGACCAGCAATATGAGTGCTACGATGTTTACCTTGAAAAGGAGCCGCCTGGCTTTGCCTTCAAGGAAGCGTGGCAGTCAAGGGTGGTTATTCCCAAGCCCTACGCCTATGTGCAGACCTTCCTGGCCATGGTACGCAAGGCCTTTGACCCGCAGTTCCTCAGCATAGAAAATGAGCAGGACCAGGACGCCGCCGATTTTATTCAGAAACTTATGACTCTGGTGCTCTCCCGGACTCAATCCAATTTCCCGATCAACTTCACAGACGCTACCGGCATGGGGACCGCGGTGGGGCAGAGCATGGAAATGATCCCCCAATGGCGCGCTGGCCGTGGCTTGGAATGGGACCTCATCGAGCCTTGGAAGATTCACCGGGACCCAGACTCTCTCAGCCGCCGGCCACAATCCGGAATGTACTGGATTCACCAGGAATGGCTTGATTATTATGATCTGAAACAGCAAGAGAAAGACGGCATCCTAAGAAACATCCCCAACTGTGGCCCAGGCAGTAATTGGGGCAATCCCAAGGATGATTCAGGTCTCACACAGGAAGAACTCAAGCGTCGCCGGGGCATGATTTACGAGCAGTCAGCCTTCAGATCCAAGGTTCTGACCCGCGAGTTTTGGGGCACCATCGTTGATAAGCGGGGCGAATTGCTTATGCCCAAGGCCACTTTTACGGTGGTGGGAGATCGGGTGGCCAGGCTTCCCAAAACCAGTCAGTACCCCAGCCTTCGGTGGCCGGGAACCGGATTCAGCCCTCTGCCCGACTTGCTTCGGTATGATGGCCGGCCGCTCATTCAGGGCATCAAAAGTCTTTGGTATGCCATGTGCTCCATGCTGGCCCTGCACGTTGACAATCTCAACTGGATCGTGAACCCGCCTTCTGAGATCGACATTACTTCCCTGGTGGACCAAGGTGACATTGACGACTATCCCGGGAAGCAGTATCTCACCCACGGCACTCCGCAAGGTAACCAGGCCGTGCGCACCGTGGATCGGAAAAGCAACGTCGGTGATGTGCTGGCCCAGCAAAATTGGTTCGACCAGACTTTCCAGAATGGCGGTATGGTTTCTTACGCCCTTCAAGGTCTTCCGGGATTTCGGGCTGAAGTAACCGCCCGGGAGTCCGCTCAAAATTTGGAGCAGTCTACTACCATCGTGGGTCTCATGGGCGAGAACCTGGAGGACGGGGCTCTTTATGCCATTCAGGCCGCCTACGAGACGGTGCGCATCAACATCACCTATAAGGAATTGGCCACCTGGATGGGGCAGGAGGTGGCGGACAAGTACGCTGACCAGTCCGCCCCCACCGGCCTTAAACTCCCGGATCTGACAAGCGGCTCCTTCAAGGTCTCCGGGGTGTCCACTCTCCTGAGAAATCAGGAGGTGGTCAACTCCATCGCCACCCTGGTTCTGCCGTTACTGGACCAGGGGAAATATGGCAACCTGTTCGCACCGTACATCAAGAATTTCAGCCTGCTCAAGTCCATCGAGCGTCGCCTTAACCTCCAGGACGAGGGGATCGTCGTGACCGAAGATGATGCCAAGAGGATAGACGACGCTCAGCAGCAGCAGCAGGAGCAGGCCATTGAGATGCAGGGCCGACAACAGGCTGGGGAAGCTGCCCAGGCCGGGGCCATTGCGGACCACAAGGGAGGCGAGGCCGACAAGGCCAGGGCTGAGGCCGCGGCTAACACCGCCCAGGCCGGGCTGTTCGAGGCCCAGGCCGGTGCCGTACAGCCGCCGGAGGCTCCAGGCTATGGCGGAGAAGTCCAAGGAGGGGTGCAGTAATGCCAATGGGACCCGGTGGCACCGATGTTGACATGAGGACCGGAAGGCCTACAGGTCCGCCGAAGCCCGAGGAACAGCGAGCCAAGACAATGCACCGGTTTGAGGCGGCGGTCCAGGATGCCTGGGCCATCTCCGCCGAACTCCACGAGAACAAGGTCATCCTTCGGCTTTTCCTGGAGCAGTACCGGGATCTCTTGGTGAGCTTATTGAACACTGATCCTACGGATACCACGTCTCTTAGCAGGAAAGTTGGACAGCTTCAAGCCCTGGAGGCCCCAATCCGGGCCATCCGGGAAACTTTGGAAGTCAAGCCCGTCATGGCGGAGAGGGAAGCCATCCGCCGCCTGGGGCCGCAGTTAGCACGTTTGGTTGAAACTGAAGCCGCCCCATAAGGGATTCCGGCTCAGAATAAAGCAGTACGGTGGCCCGCAAGGATTCCCACCGCAGAAAGGAGAAGGTCATGGCAGGCACAGAAGAAGAAAGGGTTCAAACCGGCCCGAAAAACACTGAGGCGGGGACGTTAGCTGAAGATTTCGGCGGACGCCCCGGTTTTCAGATTACCGGTGACCCGGCCATGCCGGAAGATGAACCTGTTCCGGAAGGCGACAAAGATGAAGTTCCAGCCGAGGAAGTAAAGCCCCCAGCGTCTCCTCCTGAGAAGAAGTACAAGACTCACGAGGAAGCCGAAGAGGGGGCCCGGGAACATCAACGGTTCGCCACAGAGAAAGCGGAGGAGGCCAAGCGGGAGAGAGAAACCCGGGAGGCCGCCGAGCGCGAGCGTGATGAACTCCGGCAAAAGCTGGAAGAAGCCTCGAAACCTCCGGAGAAGCCTGCCGAAGAACCCGCGGAAACGAAACTCGCTACCCGGGATGAGCAAAAGGCCCGGCTGATGTCGGTGGCCCGGATAGCCAACAAGAAGGCTCTGGAAAAAATCGGGGAACTCGACCGCACCGATCCGGATTACCAGGATCAGGTAGCTGGGGCCTGGGCCGAAGCCAATACCGAAGCTCTCCTTGAAGCCGGCATCGGCGGTGTTTCACCGGAGGCCGTCGGCAAGATGGTCGCCGAGCAGGTCAAAACGACGCTCGCGGCTGAACGAGAAGCCGACAAGGCCACTCGGGAAGAACAGCGCAAGAAGGACGAGGCGGCAGAGGGGGCCCGTATCGAGGCCAAAGCCAGGGAATTGGGGACCAAAGCAGGCCTCGCCCTGGCTGACCCCGAATCGGCCGATTCAATCATCTGGGACCGGATGGCCAGGCAAATCCCTCAGGAAGTTTATGACAAGGGAACCCTGGAGGCTCAGGTCGAGTGGGTGGCTGCCGAGGTTCGGAAGCGTACCGGCAAGGCGGCCCAAACTGCCGCGGAACGTGAGGAAGTGGCGCGCAAAGCGCAAAATGAAAACGGCGTCCTCGGAAGAGGCGGCGTCAAACCGACAAAAACGTCTCCGAAAGACGGAGACCTCGGTTCGCTCGGGTCGGATTTCGCTGAAATTCGTCAAGGGCGAACGATGGCATAGGAGGATTAAGTCATGCCTGATGCTTCCAACTGGACATTTGATGCAGAGGTGGGGGTTCAAAAGAACCACCAGATTTCCAAGAAGTTACGGAAAGCTGCCGCCGGATCCTGTATTGTGGCGCCTTTCGCCCGGGATTATGGGATCGGCTTCAAGGCCCATGCCGGGCAGTATATCAACATTATGCGGGTTGAGCGGCTGCCCAACAGCCCCTCTTCCGCTCTGAATGAGTTCAACCGTATCCCCATCCGTAAGCAGGCCTACGGCAATCGCCAGATCAAGGTGATTGAGTACGGGGAAGGCGTTGAGGTCACCAACCTGGCGGAGCAGTTGTCGGTTTTCAACCCCATGGACCAACTGCAGGCTGCGCTGAAAGTGCAGATGGAGGAGGCCCTGGACACGGCGACCGCCAAGGCGTTTATGGACTCCGACGCGGTAATGGTGGTGTTCACCCCCACCAGTCTGACCACCGGCTCCTGGGCCACCAACGGCACAGCGGCAGCCCTGGCCACCGCGGGCCTCACCTTCGATCACTGCTGCATGATCGCTGACTACCTGCGGGACACCATCCATTGCCCGCCGTTTGAAGGTGACAACTTCGTCGGTATCACCTGCAACAAGAACATGCGGTCTCTGAAGAATGACCGGTACTGGCAGGAGTGGCACAAGTACCTGTCCAAGGGTGACTTCGTGTTCAAGGGTGAGATGGGCATGACCGAGCGCATCCGGTGGGTCGAGTGCAATCGTGCCCTGGCCTTCTCCAATGTGGCCGGTAATTCCGCCTACCTGGGTGAAGGCGTGGTCTTTGGGGACGAGGCGGTCGCCCGCCTGGAAGCCGAAACCCCACACCTGCGCTACGATGCCAACTATAGCGGTGATTTTGGCCGCATGAAGGCGGCGGCGTGGTACGGGATTCTCGGGTTCGGATCGGTCTACGACGTGCCCGATGACGGTTGGGCCAAGATCATTCGCATCGGCTCTCTGTAAGCCGGCGCCAAGAACAGCAAGAACAGCAGGAGGAACTTAATATGCCCTACTCTCAAGACGACCATTATCTGGTGAATAGCGCCGGCGACGATCATGGGATGGCTACGGCTATCGAAATGGAAGCGGCTACCGGGGCCATTCTTACCAAGAGCTTCGAGCAACCCATCACCGTGACTCGTTTCGGCTACAGAGTCACCGAGTTGTTCCAGTACCACACCAAGACGACCGAGGGGGTGCTGGGTATCTATAAGTACCCGGGGGGCGTCGCGGCCAACAAGGTGCTCCTGGGCGCCATCACCCTGAAGGATGGCGATGCCGTTGGCGACTGCCCCTTCGTGGACCTGGACAACAAGCCGGTGGCGGCGGTGGCGCCTTACACCGGCCTGGTCCCCTACGGCACCTGTGACCTGCAGGCCGGTGACCAGGTGGTGATCGAGATCACCACTCAGGGCGTTGGCGATGCCTATGTCCTCGGTGCATTTCAGCCGTTCTTCTGTTATCACCCCCGGGCGGAAGATGCGGGCAACCAGCCGCACATGATCGACCGGACCCCGGAGAAGACCGCGGTGACCTGGAATGTCGCCGCGGCTGAAACCGGAGAGAACCCTTAATCGAGACATCTAACCCGGCGGCTCCCGGTGCTTGACTTGGCCGGGGGCCGATTTGGAGGATATGAACATGGATCTGGCAAAAACTGATGTCACCGTAACCCTGAGCCCTCTGGCGCGGTTCTCCCCGCCCCTGCCCGTTACCTTGAGTTTCCCGGTGGTAGCCTTCGGGAACGGGGCCAAGACGTACCCGACCCATGGCGTTCCCATGCCTGACGGTCTGTTCGGCATGAAACAGGCTGTCGGCTATGTGCCGCCGGTCATGGCCTCTGGGTATATGTGTGTTTATGACGCAACCTACAACACCATCCGGATTTACCAATGCGCCGGAGCCGGTGCCCCTATGGTGGAACTCGGCCATGTGGCCGTCCCTGCCCTCAGCATGATGCTGTTCGTGGTGGGCAAATAACCCAAACTCAAAGGAAGAAAGGAAGATAGGTTTTTTAATGGCCCAATTTATCGGAACCAAGAATTACGGCGTGATCGAGGTAGACCGCAGTTGGCAGGTGGCCCAAAAGAACGGCCCGGAAGGTGAGCCGATTCAGCAAGGCGGGCATGTCGCCCTCCTGGTCAACGGGGCCTACTGTCACATGAGCGGTCTGCCCATCAATTCCCCGGACGAACTCCGCTCCGTTTTCTGTGATTATCAGGGCAATATCATCCGGGGAATGGAAATGGTTTTGGCCGATTCCTTGGAATGGTTCGAGCATCGCCATGAAAACGAAGCGGCGGCGATCCCGGAAATCAGCTTCGATGCCAATGGGTTTCCCAAGTATGCGGACGGAACCTACCTGGCCACGGAGGATGAAATCTATCAATGCCTGAAGCCGGGCCCCGTCATGACGGCCGCCATCGTAGGATTGGCCGAACGGCGCAAGGCTTTGACAGAGACCGAAGCCGCCCAACCGGTCTTTGCGCCAGCAACACCCCCGCCGACTCAGGAGCACGAGGTAGCACAACCAGTCCAGGCTAAGGATGAGAAAAAGCCTCATCCCATGTGGACCAAGAAGGGTACAGGCAAGGGGAAGACCAAGGGGCAAGCCAAGACCAGCGCCCCCAAGACATCAACCGCCCCTCTGGCGCAGGCGGCCCAGGCGACGGCGTAGGTTATGACCGAATATATCGTCCACTGCCCGAATCCGCAGTGTGGGATAGTTTTCAAGCCCGATCCGCAGATTTATCGTGGTGGCGATAAATATTGTCCCAAGTGCGGGGCCGATCTTTCTCAACCCCCGCCCTCGATAGGGAGGCCAGAAGACGATGGACCTCGATGAGATGTTGGCGGCGCTGACAGAGGTGGTGCAGGATTTTCGTCTGGCCTTGAGCTTTACCCAAAAACTCAACGACACCATCCTTGAGTTGGCCGGCGACTTTGAGTTGCCGGCGCTCAAGCTCCTGGATCCGGTTCCTTTGACGGTGGATGACTCCAAGTGGCTCTGGCCCATGCCGGACAGCTTCCACAAGAAACTTTTCCGGGTAGCCAACAGTAGCCTGACTCCTTGGGGTCACATTCATATTCACCGAGACATTGAAGGCCTGACTCGCCAGAACATGGCGCACGATACTATGGCCGACCATGTGCATGTGGTAGCCACGGCCATGCAGGGGGAAGACTGGTATCTGGGCATTTACCCCCTTCCCCTGACCCAAGATGTCCTGGAGCTTTGGTTCTACCGGAAGCCTGCCATCTTGGTGAAACCGGCCGACATTCCCGACTGCATACCCCCCGAGTACCATTACCGGGTGATCGTGGTCAAAACCATCCTCAAAAACTTCCGGTTATTCACGGATGCCATTGAGGATGGCCCCATGAAGAGCCTCACCTATTGGGAGGAGCTTTATCGTCGGGGGTTGTATGGCGAACCCCGGGGAGATATCGGCTTGGTCAATTATCTTGCCAAGCTCAGGGGCGGTCCCCGGCGGCACGGTGGCCGGGACCCTATAGGTCCTGGGAGATTCTATAGTGGCTACAACCGCTAAAAAATCCAAGATAGGGGAACCTGTTGCCGCTTTTGGGTTCAAGGGCATGAACAACTTGCCAGAAGCGGCTGCCAAGTTGTTGGACCGGGAACGGCAGATCACCCCTCAAATTATCCTTAACGCGGATGTAACCGACGGCGGAGTAATCCGGTCCCGTCGTGGTTATACGCTGACGAAGGACATGGCCAACTGCCACTCTCTTACAGGCGAAGATAACGGTTTGAGCACCATGCTTTGTGTGGCGGACAGGAAACCGAAAATCTATTTCATGCCAGGATGGAACCCCGATATCCTTGCTTTGTGGATCAGCCAAGGTGGGGGAGTCACTCAAGAGGTCTTCGCTGCTCAAGACGCCAAGATGGTCGAGATTCTTTCGTCCCTGGGAGAGGTCACGGTCGGGGTTTATCTCACTGATTTTGATGGCTCAGTTGATTTGAGCCAGTATAGCCTTGTCGTGCTGTTGGCAGGGATCGTGGACCCAATGCCCGAAGCTGGCCAGACGGCTCTCAAAAATTTTATAGCGGCTGGCGGCGGGTTAATAACCGGTGAATGGGTCTTGTACACGCAAAATGGCTTTGGCCTTGAGGACTCTTTCTTCGGCATCCTCAAGGACGTTTTTTGTGGTTCAGACCCGGGGGGTGATTTTGACGAAAGCCTCTCTACCACTTTCACCCAAGTAACGGCCAACGCTCAGATCAACCAAGGCCTGCCCACAGAATTCACTTTCCCCATGACGGATTTTGCGGGAACCGAATCGCAACTGACCCCGGCCAATGGGGTAGATATTTTTTACAGTAGCTCTGCGGTAGGCGGCGCCCCTGGCTTGATGGGCCGGACTTACGGCGCCGGGAAGGTCGCTCAATTTGCCAACTGCCTGGGACTAGACGAGTTAAGTGATCGTAACTTTAGACAATTATTCATTAATACGGTCACATGGGCTATGGAGGCCAAACCGGCAACCACGTCGGTCGCTTCGCTTTGGCATGTTGAAGGACAGGTAGCCACAGAACTTTGTGAGGTCGCCGGCCCCCAGGCCATCGTCAATTACGTCGAAATCAATAACGTGATCTATGCGTCAAATCCTTATTGGAGGGCTACCTATGACCTCGCGACAGGAGCGGTGTCGTCCTGGGGTGTGCCTCTTCCGCCCGCCCCGAACATCACCCTGGTAGAGGGAGACCTGCCGCCAGGCACATATTCGCTCACCTACACTAACGTAATAGGGGGCCGTCTCGGTGGCAACGGCCCCCTGGTGCGAATCAAGTGGGAAGGTGGAGCCCAGGGGATCCTGTTGCGCAATCTACCTGCCGGGGCCCTGTGCTGGATCACGCAGCCCAACGGTGAGAAGTTGTTCCTGGCCACCGTCTCTGGCGGGGTGGTCTCCGCTCAGAGTCCGTGGATGAAGCCCCTACCGTCCTTCATGGTACAGCCTCCCCCGGGGTTCACGCACTTCGTTTATGCTTTCGGCCGCATCTGGGGGGCCAGGGGCAAGCAGGTCTTTTACAGC